GAATCACTTGGAACGCTTGTAGTGCCTTTGGTCGAAGCTTTCGCAGTTGCAATTGTTGACATACTTCCCAAGGTTCAGAACTTCTTCAACGTATTGAACAATGCCCTAAACAGCCCGCAGGTTCAGAAAGCTTTTGAATCTTTGAATAAGTCTTTTGGAGACCTAGGTGCATCTCTAGCCAAACTGTTTGGCATAACCGCAGGGCCAGAAGCTAAAGGCTTTATTGGTTTCTTTGTTGTTATGTCTGGAATCCTTGAAGGCATTGTAAAGACCGTCGATCTAATGGTGCAAGGTTTCAAGAATGCATTCCCAATTTTTAGAATCTTCTCTGATCTGGTAAACACAATCTCGACCGGCTTAGTTGGTATCTCTGGTTATCAGGCACCGACAATTCCTGGACAAATCTCTACACCTCAGAGCGCTGTTGTTCCAAACACCTCAAAGAACGTAACCATCAACATCAACAAGGGCAACGTAACAGCCAAAGAAATTGCCAAGGCTGTAAACAAGGGAACTAAGACAACAGGTTCTCCAAGCATTACATCAGCTGCATTGAGGCAATTAGGCGCAGTATGATTCCAGACTTCAAAATAGATGAAAATCTAATTGTCGAGTTTTTGCTTCCAGACGAGGATGGCAACAGCTTTATTCTTGGCATTAGCGAACTAGGCGGAACCGATGTTCTCGGTGGGTTTGGCGAGTTTACTTTGAATGTTTCTTTGCTTGGTGGCAACGATGTTTTAGCGCCAAGCTCTGGATTCAAATGGCAGAGTGTTGGATGTGAAACTTCTGAAGCTAGATTGAGCCTTGGTGGTTCTGTCAGCGATGCGATAAACTTCCAGCCCGAGCCGGCCACAGCTAATCTGACTCTTCAAAGCTATGACCTTGACCCAACCGTAAACAAGAACATTAGGGCCAGCACAAAGGTTCGAGTTCGCATTGAATCTGAGGACATTGACCGAGTTCTCTTTGTTGGCTACATCGACACTATTGACGTGACTTACTACCCAATGGGGCCAAACCTTATCAGCATTACCGCTTACGATCTATACAAGTCCTTGGTCAATGTTAGAATTGAAGATTGGGACACAACAGGACTCCCAGCCGGCTACGCAACTACCGATGAGGTCTTTGCCCTGGTAGCTTCTAAAACTGGAATTGCTATCTCACCAAACTCTCAGCCGACAATCGGACGCATCCCAGCAGTTTCAGAAACCGATGTCTTTGTTCCAGATGTATTGAACGACGCCATCGATGTTGGCTTGGCTGTTGTATGGGTAGATCAGGATACGGAAGAGCTTGTAGTTATCCCAAGGCCTACAGCTGGAACCGGTGGCCCAACAACTTACATCGTGGGCAACAATCATCCAGCCCCAGGAGTCTCTGACCCTTATCACCTCTGTATGTCAGAGATAAACGTGGGCTCGGATGCTGACACCGTTTACAACTCTCTCAGGGTTGCTCTAACTTCTACTCCGGCTACTTTTGTTGTTCGGAGAGATCAGGATTCGATTGACCTCTATGGAGAGTCTGCAATCGATATATCAATAAACACTACCGACGCAACCGAACTAGATCGATGGGCAACAGCTGTTTACAGCCAAACTCCAACCAAGCTAGTCAGCCAGGTAGTGACTCCGGCTAAAGATAGGATCGGAAACCTTACGGCAGCTTCGGTGTTGACACCGGGAACTCTCATAGGGGTAAGTTATACTACTAACCAGCTAGACATCGTTGGATACTATACAATCATCCGCGTTAGTCACGAAATTGATGTTGACAACTGGTTCACAACTCTTGAACTTTGGAAGGAAGCCTAATGGCTTATAAAGTATTTACCAACGGAAGCGTTCTACCTGCTTCGGACGTGAACGATTACCTAATGAGGCAGTCCGTCATGGTCTTTGCGGATGCAGCTTCTCGAACTTCTGCAATCACCGGCCCGACGGAAGGTATGCTCTCTTACCTCGAGGACACAAACCGTTTTCAGTATTACAGCGGAACAGCTTGGGTTGACCTAACCGACGAGCCTACAGGCTGGTCAGACAAAGCAGCCAACTACTCAATCGTTGCAGCAGACCTTGGAACTACAATTCGCTCTACTGGATCAGCAATTACAATCACAGTCGATAACGTGCTAACCCAGCAGGGAGACCGCATTGACTTTATCCAGGCTGGAGCTGGTCAGATTACATTCGCAGCCGGAGCTGGAGTGACCTTGTCATCGAGAAGCTCGCTAGTAAAAACAGCCGGGCAGTTTGCAGGAGCTTCTGTTGTATTCGGTGGCTCAGGCGTTTACTACTTGATTGGAAACCTAGGCTAACAATGCTGATTCCCTTAGGCTTTTTAGCTGGCTCTGTAGTTTCTGGCAGCGACTTAGCAATATCTGGAGGAACGTTAAGGATACAGGTCTATCCTTGGAGTTCTGGGTTTGGAGCTAAATACTCAGATCCAGCAACTGCTCCTACAGGTTCAGGAAATGGTGTCGCTTTTACTACGGCAAAAGACGCTATAGCTGTTGCACATACGACTTCTCCTTATGTAAGCGCTTATCCTTGGACTGCTGCTGGCTTTGGAACTAAGTATTCCAACCCAGTCACACTTCCAGCCTTTACTGGTAATCAAGTTGCCTTTTCACCATCCGATAGCGATATTGCTGTAGCTCACGATAACAGTCCTTACATTACCGCTTACCCTTGGTCTGCCGGTTTTGGAACTAAAAGAGCAAACCCAGCAACTCTTCCAGGAGGTAACGCAGATTCTGTTCGATTTTCACCTTCAGGAGCAGACATAGCAATTGCTTTTGAGGGAGTGGTTCCCTATGTCAATGCTTATCCTTGGTCATCAGGCTTTGGAACTAAATATGCAAACCCTGCAGTAGCAATTGGTGGTAATGGTTCGGGAGTAGCCTTTTCACCTTCAGGAAACGATATAGCAATTGCGCACACAGGCTCAAACAGGATAAACGCTTACCCATGGTCTGCTGGTTTTGGAACTAAATATGCTGACCCAGCTACTCTACCTACAAGCAACGGAGTGAAAGTTGCTTTCTCGGCTACAGGAAACGACATAGCCGTAACCCAATCGACATCTCCATGGGTTAATGCTTACCCTTGGAGCGCAGGCTTTGGAACAAGGTATGCAAACCCAGCTACACTTCCAACAGGTGGAGCTGATGTTGCATTCTCCAAAACAGGAGCTGACATTGTCGTAACTGGTGGAGGAACTCCCTTTGTAGCTGCTTACCCATGGTCTGCTGGTTTTGGAACTAAATATGCTAACCCAGCTACACTTCCATCTGGCACCAGTTTTGGAAACGCATTCTCCTAACAACCCAACAAGAAAGAAAACACAATGGCAGAAACAACCTTCGATCCAATCAAGGCAAGACAAGATGAGATCGCGCAGTATGAAGCAAACATCGCAACTTACACTTCAATCGCAGCTAACACTCCAAGCGAGTGGCCAGCTAACCTTGCTCAATACAAGGGCGCAAAGAACAAGCACGAAGTAATCGCAACCATCGAGGACTTGGCAGATGTCGAGCTTCTAAGCGACCTTTGGGCTAACGAGGACGCTAAGGCTGCAATCAGAACTGAGACTTTAGAAAAGCGTAAAGCAGAAGCAATTCTCGCAACCCTAATCTAATGGCTGAGGAAACAACCGGGGTAAAGATTACCCAGAACGCAATCTATGCCAAACAGCTCGAGCATGGTGAAACTCTTATCAAGATTCTCCAAAAGCTAGATCACTTAGATGATGTCCCGGATAGGCTTCGGGAAGTTGAATTGACTTTGGCACGCTTAGCATGGATTGAAAAAATCGCTTACACAGGATTAAGCGCAGCATTAGTCTCAATAATTGGTTTAATAATTAGCATGATAGGAATCTAATGAGTTTTAGAGATGACTTCAAAATTGATGCTGGAGCAAGGTCAATTAGAACTTTTGTTTATAAAGACGCCGAAGGTGATGTTGTGAACCTTACTGGTTATACAGCATTAGCTCAAGTCAGAAAATCAACTTTTGGTCCTTTAGTAATATCAGCAGTTCCGGTTATTCACCCATCAACTTATGTAATTACTTTGACTTTTACTCCTGAACAAACTTTAGCTTTAAGGGATTCAAACTATGTCTACGCTTTGCAAGTTTCTAACATCGCGACCGGAGATGTTGCAGTAGTCGCAAATGGAGTCCTAACCATCAATCAGGCGATAGTCAGGTAATGAGACTTCCGTTTAATAAACCAATTCCAAAGGTGACCTACGGTTTCGGATGGAGATTGCACCCAATCGAGAACATCCGCAAGCATCACAACGGAGTCGATTACGCAGCTGCAATTGGAACTAATATTTATGCCGTAGCCGATGGCAAGGTAATCTTCGCTGGCCCATCGAGCATCAAAGGATCTAACGGAGAACCTGGAGGCGGTGGCTACATCATCAAGCTTCGACACAAGGTTGAAGGTAAGTGGATTACATCGAGCTACATGCACCTCAACAAAGGCTCTCTAAAAGTTAGAAAAGGCGAGACTGTCATCGAGGGCCAGCTCATAGCCAAGTCTGGAAACTCTGGAGCCTCGACTGGGCCACACTTGCACTTCGAGATTCAGAACGGCAAGGACTATGTCTGGAGCCTAACTGGAGCTCGATACGAAGAACCAATCAGCTACATCAAAACTAGGAGCTCAAAGTGAAAGCCTTTATCGAAAAGCTAAAGAACGAAGAAACTATCAAGCAACTAAAAGCTGCACTCTGGTCATACCTTCGAGCTGCAATCGCTTCGGTCGGAGCCATGCTTTTAGCCGGTGTCGATGATCCAGGTAAGATTACAATGTCGGCTTTACTTGGAGGAATCCTTGGGCCACTTATCAAAGCTTTAGATCCGAACCAAGACGAATACGGAATCGGCGCTAAGGTCGAAAGCGCACTTAAGCCAGAGAAGTAATTGTCATAGCGGTTCACTAGAATCGCAACATGAACATCACACAGAAAATTGAAGCTTTAGGCTTCGGCAAGTATCTAGGCACTTTTGAGCCTAACTCCCCTGAATGGCATGAAGCACGTCAGGGAATCGGTGGCAGCGACATCGGCGCAGTCATGGATAAGTCACCATGGAAATCAGCATTTCAACTCTGGGCTGAAAAGACCGGCCAGATTAGCGATGACATCGAGCCATCAATGCCCATGAAATTAGGCACAGCTTTTGAGCCAGCCATTAGGCAACTATTCGCTGAAGAGAACAAAGACTGGCTAACCGTCCATGAGACCGGAACCTGGCAAAGCGTAGCCAACCCAATCCTGAAAGCCAACCCCGACGGCATAATCGAATGGGCCGATGGGGAGCTAGGAATCCTCGAAATCAAGTTCACCCGGCAATATTGGGATGAGTTACCTGAGCAATACAACCTTCAAGTTCAACATTACCTTCAAGTTCTCGGTCTAAAGCGTGGATTGGTCGTAGCGGTCGCAGGAGGCGATTGGAAGGAGTTTGAGGTCGTTTGGGATGATTCCCTTGCCGAGGACATGAAAAGGCGCGTAGCGGGCTTCTGTGCCCTCGTAGAGTCCAAGACGGCTCCAGACTACGACGGAAGTGACTCGACCTATGAAACCGTTAGGGAGCTTTCGGAAGGTCTAGAGGAAGGCGAAATCGAGCTTGGATCACTATGGTCGAACCTGGTAGCAACTCGGTCTGAAGCTGACTATTGGGAAAAGGCACTCAAGGCTCAGAAGTCGGCGGTGCTTGCTTTTATGAATGGAATCAAATACGGTCTCTACCAGGGCGAGAAGGTAATCGCTCTACAAGCAAGAAACGCTAAACCCTTTATCACGTTCAAATAGGAGAAAACACAGATGGCATTCGATCTATCAAATTACGAAACCGTTGCTGACCGTATCCAGAAGTTTTGGAAAACATGGCCACAGGGAAGAATCATCACCGAAATCAAACTGATCAATGAGACTGAAGTTGTAGTTCAAGCTTCAATCTTTACTGACAGAGAAGATCCAAGACCTGCTTCAGTTGACTGGGCCCATGAGACTCGAGGCTCGAGCCATATCAACCGGGCAAGTTTTCTAGAAAATTGTGCCAGCTCGGCCATCGGACGCGGACTCGCGACCCTAGGGCTAAGCACTTCAAAGAATCGCCCATCAAGGGAAGAGATGATCAAGGCAACTCGGGAATCTCGAAACTACATCGAAGAAGCTTCTGAAGCTGCAGCGAACGGCGATCTGGAAACTCTAAGAACTATTTACAACACAGCTCTAAAGTCACAAGTTGATAACGATGTCCTAGAAGCTATCA